TGGAGTGTTTAGAGAATGAAGACCTTGAGAAAAAACAATATCTTCAATGGCCAATCTATTTCTATCTTTACAGATGCATCTTTTAGATCTTACAATAAATATGACGGAGTAGGAACTGTTTGTTCTGGAGCTTGTGTATATAATAATGACGTATTAATCGATCAGCAATTTTATATTCAGAAGAATAAGACAGTACAACAGGGAGAACTATACGCTATCCTTATGGGAGTATCTATGGCATATAAGTATAGAAACTTTGGTACTATTAGATTATTTTCAGATTCTCAAACATCTATCTTTGCAATAAGAGATAGAATCTTTAAGTGGTTAAATTTACAGAAAAGATATGGTGGAATTTTAGATGAAGGAGGAGAAATTAAGAACGTAGATTATATTATGAATATCATTCATACTTTACTGGCAAACAATATTCCTATAGAATTATACCATGTAAAAGGACATGTGAATGTAAACAGTAACGACAGCTTAATCAACGCAATCAATGTATTTAGAGTATCGAATAGAATCGATATGAACGTTGATTATGATTTGATAAGACAGATTTCTGAATGCAATGATCAAGTAGACAGATTTACAAAGTTTATGCTAAATTATGAAGTAAACCCAAAAGAGTATACTGAAGCCATTGCATTTAGTTATGGCGGAATAGATACAAACAGATATAGAGGTTTACTGAATGGAAAGGTGGGATAATGGGTTTCAATATGTGGACACAATCATATTTCATAGAAGCATCTAAACATTTGAACTTCATCTGTATAGATGTTTATAAAGGAAATATGAAAGACTCTATAGATTTGAAATTAGACTTCTATGATAGGATTACAAACACTAATCTTGGATCTATAATAATCCAAGAAGATGATATTACTACAATCGTAGATATCTTAGATACATTATTACAGAATTATTATGAAGAAGATTATTTTATTCATACTTCTGGATCGATGAAAGTTGTATTTAGTGACGAATACAACAATATCTATCCTTCTGATATGGATGTACTTCCTGTAGGATTAGACAATCAGAAGTATATCACATTACAAATCAACAGTAAAGGTGGTGGAGTTACAAAAGTATTTACATCTGTAAGAAACTTTAACTTCACCGGACCAGAAGCAGAAGAATTGTTGAATGCTATCATACAAGAATATTATTCCGGATGAGCGAAATGCCCATCCGGATATTATTTTTTCTTTAATCATCTCCAAAGACTTTCATCATTCTGCTATCTGTACTAACCTTATTCTGCTGTACAGTATATTCCATAACAACAAGCATTGCTCTACTCTTAATAGACTTTATCATATTTTCTTGAGTATTCATAGGAAACCCGAATCCTAATTGTACTTCTAATGCCGGAGTCATTTCCAAACAAATCTCTTTGATGATATATGTAATAGCATTAGCGATCTCATCAGTTCCCATGAAGTTTTCTGTTTTTGGGTTGATATTATACACCTGCCACTCTACAAGCTTATTCTTTACAAGAGTATCCATAAGATCTCTAGCTTTTAATATATCAGCTTTCATTAACATCTCTCTCGTAGAGATATTATTTTGAGCATTATTTTTTGCTTCTAATATCTCAAAGAACCTGTTGGTTGTTCTAATGACCAAATACGTTAGTAGACCGCTAAACAGTATTAAAAATGTCAGTAGCAAAATCACGATTGTTAGTTTCATTGTATCCTCCCCAAGACATGATAGTGTTTTTAAGATTATAATACTCTAATCTATTCAACTCATTGTTTTCGTTACATTTGTTTATATACCTTATTACTTTGTAAGCGATATCAAGAGTTATTCCATATCTATACTTCAATAACAAATCCCACCATTTACCAAATGTCATAGATATCGGAATATACATATCAGGATTAGAATGATATAACTCATGAGAAGTTTCATCCAGCATTACTATTGGTATATTATCCAACTTATGTTCTTGTTTCAATAAAGAAACTATATCAAAAGTAGTACATCTTCCAACGGTATTTAATATATGCTGAGATATCAATATTGTGATATCGTAAATGGTAAGGAAGTTATGATGCATTTCTATCTTAGCCATTCCATCAGCAACGTTTCCTAATATCTGAGATCTATCTAATCCTATAGACATAAGATGAGACTTATAAGCTTTATAAGCTCTCGATCTTCTAAATCTGGCAATGCAGTTTGTAATGAAAGATTTATAAGCATCCATATCCATTAAAGACTCTCTTGTATTGTAAAAATAAAGAGGCCCATCAGATGGACCGAACCATACCATAGGATTTTTATCGTTATATTTTATATATTCTTCTGCAAGATAGACATCATAATCGTTCATATCTGCTATCTTTGTATTATCATTATATACAACTAAATCATTGCTCATATACAGAATTCTCCAATCTAAACAACTTTAATTATACGATTGTTCTCACTTCTAAGTAATTAATGTCTATTTTATTAAAAGGAGAAAAATGTTTTATGTGTGGTAAGTTTTATAAAATGATTGGTCTAGAAGGAGTTAGTCAAGAGGTTCAGGAACAGTTACGGAGTTATATCAATGAAGCTTTTGATGCTGATATTATGTTTAAGACATTTCCGTACATGAGTATTGAGAAATTCAAATTCAAACCAGACATCAATGATAATACCTTCTTATCTGTAACAGAGATCAGAAATGAACCTCTGAATTATAAGGAAAAAGAGTTAAATTTTGAGATTGATGGATACACCTTCAAGATGAAGTTTATCAACTGGGCAGCTCTTAAATTACCGGAAGATGAGCATCGTATGAATCTCATCAAAGAATTCAGATAATACAAATAGTTGGGAGCAATTTATGAATATTGAAAAAGTTTATACAGATAATCCACTATTGGATGAAATTGTATATAACTGTAAACAGCTCGCTATCGGTACAGTTTTGAAAGATCAAACTCGTGCTGATAATGAAGAAAGTGCTGAATCTTTAAACGCTGGAGATGCATACGTTGCTATCAAACAGCGATACATAAACTTCAGTGCATTCTATTACGATAAAGAATTCTTATCAAACTTCCCAAACATCTCTGCGGAAGATGCAGAAAAGTATTCTGTTGATAATGAATTGATTCCTGTAGAATTAAGAAAACAGATTTTAGATGTTGCATGTAAAGAGTTCTTAGATACATATGTTGAAAAGAACAATTACTATCGTATGCTTAATGGAGAACCTAATTATGATAGGCTTGTTACATACGATGGATTGTATGTAGATTTCAATACAATCAATAATGCTCCATCGAATATCAAAGTTTCAAAGTTCTTCAGAGATACACCTGGAACGGATTATAGATTGATTCATCAATTGGATATAGGAATGATTGAGGTTCTATATGATAATGGCTTCATCGATTCACTATTTGATCCTGCTAAGATGAAATCATTAGATGTAGAGTATAAAGATATAGAATATCTAAAGCACATTGGTAATCGAAAGATCGATTACTATACTTCCCGTTCGGCAGAGAAGTTTGGATTGATCTATTGTCCGGATTCTGAAGCAGTAGAAGTAAAGAATAAGTATAAAGATAAGCTGGAAGCAAACAGAAAGTATATGCTTTATACAATTTACTCGGATGCTTATAAGATTAACTCAGAAAACTATGATAATTTCATGATGGTTTTCTTAGTTTTACAAACTATAGTAGATCTTATCGTAGAACTTCCAGACTACGTTATCAGAAGAGATGTATTCGATTCTCGTACTTGCGAATACATCTTTGAATCAAATGGTGTAAAGTACTTTAGAGATATTCCCCTTATCTATCAGATTGCATTGGTAAAGAACTTGAACAAATTGATCAAGTTCAAATCTTCCGATAAATGTATTGTTGATATTGTATCAGTATTTGGAGTTCCTAATATCAAAGTATTCAAGTACTATATCTTGAAAGACAGAAATGTCAACAATGAAATCGACAATGAATACGTTGCCAATGATAATATTGATAAGGACTATACTCTGAAATTCATCAAAGTTCCTATCATGGAAAAATATGATGATTATATCAGAACCAATAACAACATTATCACTTATGATGCTATGACAGAAAGTGATAGACATTGGATTGGAGATAAAGAGTATAATATAATCAAGTCTAATATCAAGAGTATGGACTTTACTGTACTTAGATCGAAGTATTATTCTGTAGAAGCATTGATCGATCTTACTAAGAGAAACTTTACATTGGTTTATTTTATGAATATCCTCTTATACAATAAGGTGGATAAATCTAAACTGTTGGTAAATTTACCAAATATCTCTACCAGTAAGAAGTTTGAATTGGTTGATGTAATCATCTTCTTATACTCTTTAGGATATTTGTATTATGGTATTGAAGATACTATAATGGACTCCAGAAAGAAGATTGCTGAAGTATTAGGATTTAATACAGAAGCAGATCTACAAGAGATTGCAAACTATCTGAATACTCATTTCGATGGTCTTACTTTAGAAGAACTTGGTGTAGAAGGATATACAATTCCTAAAGCTAATGGTAACAATGAGATTCTTTCTTTTAAACAATTAGAGAATCTGTATTTTACTAATACAAAGATCTATAACCATGTAAGAAAGATGCTTATAAATCCTCCAAATAAGAGAATCTATGATGCTTATAAATACATTTACAAATCATTATTCATTATGAAATGTAACATGGATTACTATAAGCTCAGTAATGGAAACATGGCATCAACATACAGGCAATTCTTACAAGAGAAGGATCCATTGCTGTATGAAACGCTTTCTAACCTTTTGAAAGTTACCAATCTCTCTGCAAGAAGAGAAGCTGTTGTAAATACTATCCAATCTACAATTCAGTATTTGAAGGATTATGTGAATAGAGATATTGTAAATCTCGATGATGTCTTTGCCGGATTACCATCTATCTCTTTAGATTTCATAAAGAAGTATGTTGAAGAAGTTATAGACTTCTTCAAATCTTTCAAGATCTTTACACACGATTCATCTATTCTGTATACGTTTTCCGATAAGTTTGAGAACTATGTACAATTAGTAGAATGGGTATTGTTCTTATACAAGTTTGATAAATCCGAATTTGTTCATGTGGAAGATTGGATTGGAAAGTCAACAGTATCTGGTATACAGAAGGATAGGTTAGATACTATTGATAAGATTTGGATGGAATTTGATACTTGGGTTGAGCATAACTTTAAAGAGTATTATGAATCCGAAAGGTATCGAGATCTTACAGATAAAATTCGAGATGAATTGACGTACAGTTCGCATTTCTATGTGAATGAAACTGATATCGAAAATGTTTTCAACAAAGATACTTTAAGCATTATCATGATTGATCTTCTAATGGCTGAAAAGTATGAGATTGGAGAGAATATAAGACTTGTTCACTCTAAACAGTTGGAAGAGTATGTAAAAGATTCTATCATTGATCTTATTTACGCTCTTCATATCAATATTACTCCAGATGATAGATCTGAAATGAGAGATGAACTCACTACAACATGTAGAGAATACTTCAAGTATAAATATCAATTTGGTTCTAAAATTGATAGTATGGAAGCTATAGAAAACAAGAAGGACATTTATGTTATCCTTGATGAATGCTACATGATTCGAACCAATAAATAAGCATAACCGAAACATTTAAGTAAATATTTATAAGAATAATGGAGGATTAAATGAATAAGAAATTATCATTGTTTGATTTTAATAAATCTGGAGATACGGCATCTATTGTAAGAGAAGGAAATTCTGGAGCAAGAGATTGGAATACTGAAGTAATCTTTAAGGATCTTGACGGAAACCACATTCTTACCACTCACAATAAGGTTGTAATTGCCGGTTCTCAGTTGGTTGCTCAAAAGGTATTCGATCTGGAAGAGTTGGTTGCATTACCAACTTATAATGCCGATCTTGGATTGGATAACTCTGTATCTACTCAGCCTACAAATAATACTAAGGTGGTATTATTCTGCTGTGGTACTCAGGGTTGTGGATTGGAGAACTCTCAAGTTAAGCCTGTAAAGTATACTGGAAGAATTGCTCCTACTGATGATTTGATTCCTTTCCGTTATCAGCCTCCTCAGAATGATATTTCTGCGGAATTGAGAGAGAAGTACTTTGGAAGAAAGGCTACTCAGAGTAGAGTTGCTTACTACTTCAAGGGATTTGAGACTGCACCTACAATGAAGGCTAGATTCGTTGACGGTACTGTTATTGATTCTACTCTGTATAACGTAAACAACAATACAGATGCAGAGTTATTTGTAGAGATGTCTCTTAGAATCACTAAGGAAGACTTCAGAGATTACTTCAAGGCTACTACTGGTATCAATGATGCAAAGGTTAACTCTTTATCTCTTTGCACTGCTTGGTATACAGAAGACAGTGGATACAAGTACTACCAGGATATTAGACCTTTCACTCAGCTGAATATTCCTAACGAGTCATTGATCGATCTCACCAAGGGAATTGACATTACCTATCACATCTACTTCTAATAGAAAGGTTGTAGTATGGCAAATAGAGTATCGAAGACTATAACAGATCAAGCTTTATTGTCAGAATTACTATCTCTTAAGTCTGAAGATGTGACAGCTAATTACATTTATAATCTATTTGGAAAATTCAATGGGGTTACTCGCTGTAACCCCTATGATATTATTTCTATCCCTCCCGGTTCTTATGGTCTTGGAAATAAAAAAAATAAAAACTCATTCATTACCACTGTTGGTATTTGGATAATGAATAAGTGGATGTTTGAAGTTCCAGGAATGTTTGAACTCTTCCAATATAAGAATGAGAACTTTACTGCTGATACACTTGGTGCTATCAATAAAGAACTCTCATTTGCTTTGATGGAGGATAGAATTAATGTAGAGGATATGAAACAGTTCCTCATGAAGACCCAATTGGTTATGCAATTCTGTACAGCCTTTTCTCCTAACTATACAGAAGCAACGATGACTCTGTCTAGGGTTATAGAGAAAAAGAAGAATAAGCTCATTAAGGAAAACAAGGAAGCTTTAGAAGCTGGAGATACCTTAGTTGCAGATAAGATAGAAAAGGAACTGATAGCGTATGCTATGGATGTTTTAGGTGATGATCCATTCTTAGATACCTTCCTATCTGGAGCCAGAGGAAATATAAATAACAACTTCAAGAATATGTTTATCTGGAAAGGTGCTACAAGAAATCCAGATCCTAATGCTAAGAATCCGTTCATGATTGCTACATCAAACTATATGGATGGAATCAAACCTGAAGAGTATTCTTTATACTGTAACTCTGGTATCGAAGGAGCTTACTCCAGAGGTAAAAAGACTGAGGATGGTGGTTACTTAGAGAACCTTGCAACCAGAGCTTATCAGGATATCATTTTAGATAAACCTGGTACAGACTGTAAGACTGATAGATGTATCAAAGTTACTATCACTAAAGATAACTTTACCAGATATATTTACAATAATATTGTAACTGGATCTGGTAATCTTGTAGAGTTAAATTCTCAGAATGCTAAAGATTACTTTGGTAAAACTGTAAAGATGAGAATGGCATACTTATGTAAAAATGAGAAACCTTGTGCAGCATGTGCGGGAAACTTCTATTACAAACTTGGAACAACAAATGTTGGTCTGACGTTAATGCAGGTATTCTCTATCTTTAAGAACAAAGCTATGAAAGCATTCCATGATTCTACCGTTAGTCTTACAGAGATAGATACAATGAAAGCTTTTGGATTAAAATAAGAAAAAATAAATATGGGTATGGTCAATTTGACCATACCCATTGTATTTCTTTTACATTAATTTAAGATTATGCAACCCTGGCAATATCATACTTTGCTTAACATTTTCCTTTCTAACACTGATATCATAAGCACCGGTAACTTTCTTTAATCCCTCCCCAATTATTGAAATCATCTGATCATCGGTAAAGCTACTTTCCACGCTTGTAATAGCATTAAGAACATGATAAAGTTTAATTGATACTTTATCATAGGTGTTAAAAAATCTGCACATTTTACCATTCCGTATATCAAATGCTAAACGTTTATCGTCTTCTCCGTCTACATAGTTTACTGTATCGATATAGAAGTTTAATGTAGAATCATTATTTCTAACGATATCTAAGTTAATGTAATCGAAGCTCATCACGGAATTTAAACCGATAATATGGACATAATGTGTATCTGCCAATACTGAAATCGTTTTCACAAGCTCTTCAACATATTCATTACTTAAAGCTTTGCTTATAAATGATTCAAATGGTAACGATGCTTTCAGTACATTAAGCTTCTCACAAAATTCAAGAAAATCAGCGAATCCTTTTGGATTAATGATTTGCTGCTGATTAATTGCACAGCTCTCATCGTTGATTGTAAATGTATCATCATTTCCAATCACGATCTTTATACAATTATTCTGCAGATGTTCATATGGAGTGATGCTGATATTACATAATGCATTATCACAATAAAAATCAACTTCAACAAAATTTTTCATAATTATACCTCTCTTTTCTTTATACAAATATTGGGTATGGTCAAATTGACCATACCCAATTGTTTAAGTTTCTGAATCCATCATTTCAATACAACATCAAAATGTTTTGATATTAACTTGCTGAACTCCTTAATGTATTCAACTTTATCCGCTGGTCTCATATCAAGGAATTTCTTATCACCACCCATGAATTGGTCAGTCCCCATCATTGGGAGGTCTACACCATTCCCTTCACTTACTACAGAAACGTCTCCATTATCATATACCGATATATATGTTTTACGAGGGATATATATATTACCAGGATTTTTGTTATCGACTTTTACAAGCATTATGTCATACATCTTACTTCCGATATAATCCTTGTATACTGTATATTTAGCATAATCAATATCGGTAAGAGAAAACAGTGGGTCGTTCTCAATTCCTATAGTGCTAATATAGTGATGACCAGCATATTCTGCAACAGTATCTACTAGCTCATAAATCAATTTGTGTTTTAACTTTGTAGCATGATCTTCTGCACTAGAGTTGATCTTGGATTCATAGATTTGTCCAGCACAGCTGATAATACCATTAAACTTTGTCGATAACATGCTAAATTCATCGGAATCTTTTTCGGTGATGATATTAAATTTACCATCATTTTTGAACTTGATAGTTATATAACCATCATTTCTATTCTCATCGTTTTTGAATATTGTGATAGTGAATAACTCATCTTTACCTCTAAAATCAATTACAATTCTTTCCATTTTATCTCCTTTTAAATATGCAATTAGTCCACAACACCTACAGCGCTAAAGGCGGCTGTCATTTTATCGTGATCTCTAACACCATTACGGTAATACGGAACAATAGTATCGTCAATTACCTTTAGGATTTTTTCAGCCAATTTGTTATACTCTCTGTTGATAATTTCATCATTTAATTTTACAGAGAATGCAATAAACTCAGAATCTGTTTTGTTTACTACATCAACATACAATCTATCAAAACTGATACTTACACTTGCTATAACATCATCAAAATCTTTCTCATAGCAAGTGGGAGAAAATATATTAGGAAGCATCAGTTCCATCAATTGTTCGTTACTAGTTACACGCTCCCATTCTTTACTAGCAGAAGAGAAATCCACATTTTTCAATAATGTGTCTTTAGCATTCACCATCTTAACAAGATTCTCTTCAGTTTCGTTAATAAAGTATGGGATCAAGTACTCAGACACATACTCAAACATCTTCTCTAAATCCGTATCGTCTTGATGATCTGGATAATCAAAAATGTAGTTTCTAATTTTATGATCATCTGTTAAAACCACATGTATATCTCCAGTTGTTTCATAATTTTCTAAATATGCTTTTACAATATCGGTATGTTTTTCATACACATCTTTAAAATTGTCAGATTTCTCTTTAACCAATTCAAACCCAAACTGCTTTAATTCTTTTTTGTTTAACATAATAACTACCTCCTTATTAAACTCTTTCACACCCATTGTAATGTGACACTAGATAATAGCAATCTATATTAGATAAATCGACTTGTTCAACATCAACTCAATATCCTGTTTCGGAAGAGTTTTTAATCTCTTTAACAGTCTGTGCTACGAAAAGATATAGATTTTCAGTTTTACCGTTAAAATGATCTATAAATCTATCAATATTACCACTATTAGATACGTAATAGTCTATATTATAGCACCAACGGTTATCGATAATACCCTTTTCCGAATTCTCTTTAAACTCGTTTGTCATCTTTAGTATTATAAGGATATCATATGCATTAAAACACTTTCCATACTTAGGAGAGAATGTGTTATACTGTATATCATCAGAACCTTGTTTGTATAACGCTGAACATACAAAATATTTATCAACATCCTCATCGTGGTATATCTTAATAATATTAACAATATCTCCAATAAGCACTTTTTCAAAACATTTATCGGAAAATACATGTGGGTGCAATGTTCTATAATCTGTATATCCATTCCGCTTTAAAACCGATGATATTAACCAATATCGATATTTCGATAACAGGCTTTTGATATGTTTAAACATAACTTCCTCTCTTATGTAAATAATACTCTTCTACATACACTATTAGAACTGATAACTCTACGGATAATATCCTTTGCTCCAGTTCTAGAAATGTTTGCCGCTTTTAATACTATGAAGCTATTCTCCAAGATCTCTAATAAAATATCGGAATTGAATCCGATGATGCCATCATCATCACCAAAGGTACCGATATCAATACGTCCGTCTGCATTTACGAGTATACTAAGTACGGTAGTTGTATCCCCATGCGTCTTAACGAATCTATATTCGATAGAATGTGGTTTTCCGTTAATATGATCATTGATATAAACATTCACACTTGTAATATTTCTAGCATCTTTTGGAATCGTTGATTTCAGAGATGGAAAATCTACAATTAGACCGGCTTTAATTCCTTCATCATATATAATATCTTTTAACTTACGAACATCAGAATCTTCTTGTGCAACTCGTTTCGATTCCTTTAAGATGGTATTAAGATATACATCTGTAAATGAAACCGGATAGTAACCAGTATGTCCAAAGAAGTACACCGATTTGTTTCTATATACCATAGATATATGCCGCTCAAAAAAGGATACAGAAGCGAACATATCGTTTAACTCCTTGCTAAACTTTACATTGTACAGAATTTTATGTTTACTCAT